CGCAGCACCCTCTTCGGCATCGACGGCAATCTCGCCGACGATCGAATCGCTTTCATCGATCCCGCCGACGATGACGCGGGCAGTCCATACGGCTGCCGCGTCGGTTCCCAGCGCCGGGTTGATGTCCGGATCGGTGATCGAAACCCGCAGCGGCAACGCGGGCGCGACCGGCTCCGAAATCTGCACGCGTAACGCCAGGGTTGGCGATATCGGTGGCGTGTCAAATACCGCGCCGTCAAACAGCAGCGGGTCGAACAGCGCCATTAAAAGACCGAGTAGGCGACGACGTAGAGACGCCCGGACGCGATATCAACAAGGTCGCCGGCGGCGTCGATGGTCTTGACCTCGATGTAGTAATCCGGCCCGTCGATTGCCACGCTGGCGCGAGTGAAGCGCGGGGCGCCAGTCGGCACGGACACATTAGCCAGAATCAACGGATCGAGCGCATTGTAGTCCGCAAGATCGATCGTCGCGCGATAGGTCCCGGTCGCGGTCTTGCTAAAACCCAGCCCGTGGTTGTACTGCGTGCCGATCGCGCCGCCAGTCGCAAAACTGATCCATGCCGCACCGACGGCGACGGGGCCGGTCTGCTCGTGGTCGGCATCCCAGTCTTCGCCGCCGAAAAGATCGGGGTCTGCTGGATTGGCAACCCCGGAAAGCCGGGCGTGCTTGATCGTCATTTTCTATACCTCCTCAGCAATGAGTTCCCACGCCGGCTCCGGGCCGCTGCGCGTCGGGCGCATGACCCAGCAGGTCAGGAGCGGGTAGTAGCCGACCTGGTAGCGCACGGCGCCGGCAACGGCGGTCACTGTTGCCACGTTCCCGGCCATCGTTACCTGAGACTCAACGGTTTGGCCGCCCGGAAGTTCGGCGAGGCCGTAGGGAATGTGGCCGGTATCGCTGCGCCGCGTGGTCGGCAGCGTCGCCTGGCGGGTGGCCAGAACGGCCGGAACCGTTTGCGCGACGACACAGTACAGCGAATGCTGGGCGGTGAAGTCAAGCGTTTCCAGGCCGGACGGCACCCAGCCGCCGCCGCTGGTCGTGACGCGGGTCTTCGCCCATGTCATTTGTTTGATGCCGCGCCCGGACACCGCGCGCAGGATCGTCTCACCGCCCATCGGCTCGTAGCGCTGGGCCAGGTCGAGGCCGGCGTAGACGGGCAGTTCGAAGCTGCCGATCTTGAGCAGTTTCACCGGCGGCCTCCCTTGCGCAGCGCCTCGCGGGCGACGTGGTCGGTCAGGCGGCCGATGACATCGTCGCCGGCAGAAACGCCGTAGCGCTGGCCATCGAGCACCAGCGTCAGGTTGCGCGCGGCGGCGCTCGAGTGCGCCGCGCCCGGCATCGCCGGCACGCGCAAACGGTCGATGGCGCTGCCGCCGATCTGTCCACCCATGGCGAATTTCGGCAGCTTCATGGCGTTAATCGCCGCCATGAACGAGGATCCGTAGTAACGCACCGCCGGCCGCTGGATCACCCACTCGTCGGGGGTGCCCCAGAATAGCCGGTTGTCGGCGCGATCGTGCGGGGCGTGGCCGGGGAGCGGGCCGCCGTAGGCAAAGGCGGGGGCATCTGGGGCCGGCGTGGCGTCGGGCGCTGCAACGGCGCCTGGTTTCTGCCCGGCCAGGATGGCGTTCAGGCGCTCGGCCTCGTTCTGCAGTGTCTTGATCGCGGCGACGGCGCGGTCGATCTTGACGTCCACCTCCATGCCGGCCAGCTTGTTCTTGAGCTCCGTCGCCTGGCCGTCGAGCTCGAGCATTTTCTGACGCTGTGACTCCGCCGTTTGCTCGAGCTGGGTGGCTTCCGCCGCCGCCATTTTCCCGCGCTCCGCTGAGATGTCGGTCAGCCGGTCGGCGATTTCTCCCATCTGGCCGGTGTCGCCCGCCTTTTCCGCCTGCGAAAACGCCTTGTTCAGGTCCTTTTCGGCGGAATCGAAGGCCTTTTTTGACCCGTCCAGCTCGCCGCGCAGTTTTTTCGTGTAGGCAATCGTCAGGTCGAACGACGCCCGGTTGCGCAAGTCCTGCGCCGCCTGGCCGGCATCGATCGCCTGCTGCGCCTGCAATGCCTGCTTGTCCTCCTCCGACATCCCGGCCAGCGCGACGGCGTCGGTTCGCGCCTTCAGACTATCCCGCAGATCGGCGGTCTTGCCCGGCGCCGCGAGCGCCTCCTCGCGCTTGGCCTTGACCGCGTCCATGGATTTCTCCCAGGCGCCACGCACCGCCTCCGCAGCCTTGGAGTAATCGGCGACACGTTGCTCTAGCGCCTTCTTCTCGTCGGTTACCAGCTCGCCGTTGAGCGCCTTCTGCTTCTCGACCAGCGCCTTCTTCAGGAACAGGCGCTCGGCATCCGCCTTCTTGCCGATTTCGGTCAACTCGTCCTGCAGTGCCTTTTCCGCGGCGACCCGGTCAGTGCTCACCTTCTTGACCGCCGGATCATTGGCGACGGCTCCCTCGACCTGCGCCTGCGTCGCGATATTCAGGTCCGCCTGCGCCGCCTTTCTCGCCGCATCGCGCGCCCTGGCTTCCTCCTCGCGCGCCTTGGCGATGGCCGCCGCAAGCTCCTCGTATTTCTTGATTTTCTCCTTCTCCGGCATGGTGTCGGCGAAGTCCTTGATCTCCTTCACCAAATCCGCCAGAGACTTGCCGGCCTTGGCCGCCGCTTCCTCGCCCTTGTTGCCCCAGATCTGCCAGGCCGTGATGCCGAGCGTCAACGCCGTCGCGATGGCGCCGACCGGGCCGCCGACCAGGCCGAGCAGCGCGCCTCCGGCACGCGCGCCGGCCCCCGCCGACGCCGCGGTCGCGGCACGTTCGGCGGCCGCCAGTCGAACCTTGGCAGCCGTCAGCGCTTCCGTGCTCAGGGTGTTGGCCGCCTGCGCCTCGGCCGCGCGGACATTCGCCGCCGCGGCAGCGAGCGCCGCCTGCGCGTTGCCCATCTCGCTTGCCCGTAGTGCGGCGTTGGCGGCGATCTTGGCGCCGACCGCCGCCAGGACGCGGGTCCCGAACGCCGCCAGCAGGGCGGCGCCGGCAACCGTCGCGACGTTCACCAAGTTTTCCATGTTCGTGGCAATGGTATTGATCCCGGCCGCGATCTTTCCCGATCCGCCGGCGGTTTTCTCGCCGAAAACCTGCTGAAAGGCATTCCGTACCCGTGTCATCGCCTCGCCGACGGTGGATTCCATCTGTCCGGCCCGCTCCTTCAGGCTATCCGCCTGTTCCAGCATGGCGTCGGCGATGATCTTGCTGGTCAGCTTGCCCTCGGCGCCCATCAATTTGAGGTCGCCGACGGTGACGCGCATCGCCGCGGCCAGCGCCCTGGCGAGCGGCGGCGCAGACTCGAGAATCGCGCGCAGCTCGTCGCCCTGCAGGTTGGCGGACGCCAGGGCTTGCGAGAACTGCAACTGCGCCGACGCCGACTCGCTGGCAGAGGCGCCGGCGATCCGCAGCGACGCGGAAACCGCGTCGACGATGGTCAGGGCGTCCTGGCTGGTCTTGCCCATGGCGCGCACCGGCTCGGCAATGCGGCTGTACAGCGTTCCGGTCGCCGCCAGTTCGCGTCCATTACGCTGCGCGACCTCGAAAACGCCCTGCTGCGCCGCCTTGAAGTCGTCGGACGACGTCGACGCCAGCTTGATCCGGTTCTCAACCGACCTGTATTCGTCGCTCAGGCGCTTGAGCTCGTCGAGCCCGGAAACCCCGAAGGCGATCCCGGCCAGTCCGCCGGCCAGGCGCTGGATCGTCGCCAACTGATTCGAGATCGATTCCAGCCCCGCGCGCGTCTTTCCGAAACCCCCGGAGGCGGCGTCGATCTGCGACAGGCCGCCGCCGGTTTTCGCCGCCTCCGACGCTACTTGCGTCAGCGCCCGAATGGCCCCAGTATTGGAGCCGTCGATCACCAGTTTCAGGTTCAAGCCGCCGGAATATGCCATGAAATATCTCTTTTTCGCCGCATTCGCCTACACGCTGCCGGCGCTGCTGCTACTGATCCTGTGCGCCGGTCCGTCATGGCCCTACCTTGCTCCGCTGACGATCGCCGCGCTCGGCGCCGTCCTCACTTCCCGGAAGCCGCTTCGCACGCGCTGACGAAAACGCCCCACGGGTAGCCCCAGGCGGCGCTGTGGCCGGCGCCGACCAGCAGCGCTACGGTGTGTTCGAGGGCGCGCTCATGACGCTGCGCCCCAGCGTGGCCAGCCGACCGCGCATCGCGAAAAAATCGGCGTTGACCTCCTGGGCAACGGCGGCGATCGTACGGATTTCGGATGGCAGCAGCGCGTCTATTTCGCCGACCTTGAGGTCGGTCATCCGGCACAGGTCGGGGATGCTGAACTCGTCGAACAGGGCCGCGTCGATCAGGTCGCCGCCGGGAGCCGAGGCGTCCTTGAGCCACGCCCGGATTTCTCCGACCGTCAGCTCGCGTACCTGAACCGCGCGCCCCGCGACCTCTATTTCGCGAATCACCCGCATGGTCAGTTCGTCAGGCCGCCGATGCGCAGCGTGTAATACTGGCTGACGCCGGTGCCGGTCTTGGTCTCGTCCTTGAGCAGCTTGCCCTCGACGTCGAAGCTGACGTAGTCGTCGCCGATGAACTCGATGTTCTTCGCCGGGCCGAACTGCACGCGGAACCAGTCCGCGAGAATCGGCAGATTGGTGCGCTCGTTGATGCCGTCGAAAATCACGTGATAGTCGTCGGCCACGCTGAGCATGCCCTGGATCTTGCCGGCGGCAATCGAGGTATAGCTGATCAGCACGTCGTCACCGGCGAGGATCGTGCCGCCGGTCGCCGGGAGGATGATGCCGGCGCGCACGACGGTGTAGTCGGTGCCCGCCGCCTTGGTTGCGGCGCCGACCTTGACCACAGGCGCGACACTGGTGTCCATTGCCTTGGCTGTCGCGATCAGGCCGCCGAGCACGACGTCGTTGTGCGCCTCGTCGGTCACGGTGGTGACCGTCTCGGCGGTCGACGTGCCGCCCGTCACCAGCTCGAGGATGTGCTTCTTGAGGTGGCGGAAGCTGAAGGCGATCCTCGACGACTTGAGCCGGGTGAAGCTGTCGTCGAGTCCGCCGCCGGGGTTCTGGTAGTCTGGAAGCTCCTTGTCCTCGGTCTCGATCGAATACGAGCATTTCGAGGCATTACCCGCCGCGAGCAGCGCGCCGCTGCCCTTGCCGAGGTACGCGGTGCCGCGGATGATGCCGGCTTGAGTCGTCATGGTGAAATCTCCTAATGGGTGTCGGTATGGGATGACACCCCGAGTGTTTCACGCGCGCGCGAACCCGGTCAGGGGGACGGGATTGGGCAGGGGCGGATTCCCGGAGCCCGGAAGGGCGTTACGCGGCCACCCAGGAAGCGCCGTTGTAACGCTTGAGCGCCGCCGGCACCCACGCCGCGCCGTTCCAGCGCTTGAGCGGCTTCGCGGTCCAGGCGGCGCCGGTCCAGTATTTCACTGTCGAGCCCGTAACGGCGGTGTAGGGGATCTCAAGCTGAACCCAGCTAACCTTGGCGTCAGTCGCCGCAACTCCTGGCGCGAGCAGTAACAGAATCGACATAGACTAGCCGCAGCCCAGGCAGCAGAGAAAAGCGGGCGGACTCCAATAGACGCGCCCGTAGCCGGCGCCGCCGTTGCCACCGGCACGGGCGACAGCGGACGCGGTACGTGCGCCGCCACCGCCTGATCCGTAAGTGCCGCCGGCATTTCCTGCGCCGGCCGACGTGCGGCCCGCGCCGCCAGCGTTGCCGCCGGGATTTCCAGTGCCGGCTGCGCCGCCAGTTACCGCAGAATCCGATCCTTGCGTTCCGGCGGACGAAGATCCCGCGCCGCCACCACCGGGCCCGGAGTTGGTCGTGCCGTTGCGGTTCCCACCACGGCCGCCGTCGTAGTTCGCAAGCGCACCAGTTCCCCCGGTTCCGCCTGCGCCGCCTCCAGCACCAGCGGAAGCGTTCGCGGTGCCGCCCGTGCCGCCATTGGCAACGACCGTTGTCGAGGCGAATGTTGAGGGGTTGCCGTTCGCGGTTCCGTTCGATACGCCGGTCCTGGTCTGTCCAACGGCGACGGTATAGGTACTGCCCGGCGTGGTCGTGACCACGGCAGCGCGGTATTCCCCGCCACCACCGCCACCGCCGTTATTGCCGTTGGTCGCCGCGACTCCTCCGCCGGTTCCGCCACCGCCCCAAAGTTGGACGATGGCCCACGCCGAATGCGCGGTATAGGTCGTCGACGCTGCCGTGTAGTTGAGCGCTGGCATGATCAGGCCGTCGCAGTGTAGCCACCGCCGTAGAGGTAGGCAGTCGTCACCGATCCGCCGGTCGCCAGGTTGAATGCCGTATTCGCCGTGCTGCGAATTGGACGGGGCGGCATGAACATACAGCCCCCATACGCAGGGAGCGGCAACACGGCAACTACGGTAGATCCGTCCTTGACGTTCACAAAGGTGTTGGTGGCGCTGGCATTGTAGACCGTCACCCATTGCAGGTAGTTGTAGACCCCGGCGCCGCCGGCAGCCATGATCGACTGGTCACTGGTGTCGGTTTTTGAGCCGCCGCCCTTGACATCCTTTGCCGATGATTCACCGAGTTGCACGATCTGGCGACGGTCAAGCGTCATCCGGGCAACGCCGGCATCGCCTTCGTCGACGAGATCGGTGGAGGTGTCGTCCGCCATAAACCCGGCGGGCATGACCTTGCTCGTCGCGGCGGTGAATCCGGAGTCATCGGCAAGCGCCTGCGTCACATTGACCGACAGGCCGACGGTGGCATCCGCCGGAATCAGCGTGCCGCTGCCGTCAGTACTGATCGCCAGCTTCATGACCTGCGCGTGCCCGCCGGCCCCGGTGTCGTCCGTCAAGATGGTTGTTCCGCTTCCTGCGGTGATTGCTACGCCGTCTGCCATGGTGTTTCCTTTAAGACGCGGTGAATTCGACGCGCAGCGCCGAGTAGTCGGTAATTGAATCGGCCTGCCCTGCCGACAGGGTCTGCGCGAAGTCCTGCGCGGCGCCGGTCAGGGTGTGCGGGCCAAAGGTGGCAATGGTGGTGGTACCCTGCTTCAATTTCGCCGTTACCGAACCGCTGCCGGCGAGCAGACGGTAACGCAACACGTGCCCGGTGCTGACGCCGGGATCACTGCCGGCGGCAAAGGCTAGCGTGCACGCGCTGGCTGTGCTGGAGACGATGTAGTCAGCATCGTTGTACGCCGATTCGTCGAGCATGGCGTAGAGGTCTGACCCGCTCGAGGCGGTCCAGCCGCCGGCTGATACATCGGAAACTGGAGCGAGCAACTGCGGCGCCGGCCCCGTTACCGGCAGGACGATCACCGTGCGCCCTCCCCACCCAACCGGGGGTGATTCAGACGCAACGCTCAGTGTGCCCTGCTCGGTCCAGTCGCGACCGTTGCCGGAGAAATCCTTTAACGCGGTTGCCTTGTCGCTGGCAATCGCCGGATGCCACGAGTGCAGGTTCGCGAGGCGCAGCGGGCGAACCGTTTTCATTTCGGCGACGATCTCATCCGCCGTCAGCGCGGCCTGCCACTGCTTCATGGCAGTCATGCGGGCCGGGGCCGGGTAGCCGTACAACTCCCCGAGTTGCTCGCGCTGAGTCGAGGTTCGTGTAGAAACATTGACACCGACGCTGTTTACGTAAGAGCCATCCTGATAAAGCTTGAGGCTGGTTGCGGATTCCCGTACAACAGCCAGATGGGTTGGGGTACCCACCACCAGATCGTAGCCGTATATCTCTCCGCTTGACCCGCCGTTGTAACATGCTAGACGAGCACCGACACCGTCGCTTTTCGTCCCGACCCAGTCGGCATTTCCGTAATAATCAAAATTGTCCCCTAGAGCCGCCCAGATATGCCCGTAGTTGTCCGTATCGGACACGAGGTCGACCCACGCCATCCATGTGTAAGCGGAGTTGTGGTCGATCAGGCCAGATGTTTTCAGGCCGTAATCAGATGCAGTGGCGCCGACGTAGAGGCTCATCTGCCGGCCTTACGCTTCGCGCACTTCCGCCGCGAGTAGGTACAGGTCGCCCGTCGCCGTGTCGTTCGTGCCGTCGTCTGCATCGCGGCTGACACTGATTCGCACCAGATCGCCGGCGGCAATCGAGTCGGCGTTGGTCAGCGTGATCGACACTTGGTCGATGTATCCGGCAGTGCCTGGAACTGCCGTTGCACCGCTGGAATTGACGGTATCGAAACTAGTTGTGGCGTCGAGATCGGTGGCGTCGGCGTCCGTGATGGCCTCGACGGCAACCTCGAAATCCACATTTCCGGACGTTGCAGAGGCCATCATGTACGTAATGACGCAGGATAGCGCGCCGCTCAGCCCCTGAGGCGCGGCCAGCGTCCAGTAGGCCGTCTCCTGCGTCGATGCGTCGAAGGCGAGCGCCGGGCGTGCGTTGACCGTCGTCAGTTGCGGGAAATTCGAGGCAGGGAATTCGGCAGAAAACGGCGTCAGGATTGCGCGGGTCGTGGCCATCATGATACCTCGTAGCGGGCTTCAAGCAGCGCCAGAAATAGTCTGGCCTTCTGCTTCGTGGTCAGGATACCGCGCTGCGGCTGCGGGATCGCGGCGTTACCGGCAGCGGCTCCGGTCGCCCCCCACCAGTCGTCGAGCGCGTCGACGACCTCGATGAGTTGCGGCTTGGTGATTTCCCCGCAGTTGTCTGCGGTGCGCATGATCTTGTCGCGGATCGCGCGGCGTTGTTCGGTTGTCAGTGCCATGGGAAATCCTTACGAAATATCGACCCACAGGTCGTTGGTTTGCGGATTGGATGGCGCCGAGGCGGAAACGGTGATGTCGAGCGCGACCCACGCCGAACCGTCGCACCAGTACGCCTTGTTGTTGGTCGACAGGCGCAGGATGGCGCCCGCGAGCGCCGACGAGGCGCTCGGCAATGCGCTGACGACGGCAACGGTCTGCGCCGCGAGCTGCTTCATCGCTCAGCGCTCAGGCGTGGATGACGACGCGGTACTGGTTGCTGGTCGGTGCGACGGCGAAGGTAAAGGTGGTGACGTTCACGCTGGTGTGCGTCACGTCGCACATGACCTTACTGCCATCGGATACGGTGAATACCTCGGCGATCGTGTCCAGCGTGTTCAGCGAATGCGTCACGGCGATCGCCGTCGTCGAGTTGTCGCCGATGTTGGCCGCGTACTTGCGCACGACGACGGCAGTATCGATGGCGACCGAATCGGCGGCCACGCTGATACCCGTGCCGGCGCCGACGTTGAAGTCGTTGGTGTTCAACGTCAGACCGTTGCCAGCGGTGTAGCTCTGCCCGGCGGAAAACTGCACGAAGGTGATATTGGTTGCGCCCAGCGTGATCGTGCCGGAGACGTTACAGACCCAGCGCGTGCCCTGGTTGGTCGTGCCGTTGGTGACAAAGACCGCGGCGCCGTTGATCTCGTTGGCGCTGTCGGCGTCGGTCGCGCGCGTCGGGGCGCCGGACACGTTGACCGTGTAGATGCCGTTTTCCGTCTGCGTCGACTGGTCCTTGATCAGGATGCGGTCGCCGGTAACGAGTGACACGCCGTCGACAGTGGACCCATTGGCGAAGCTCGAGGCCAGCGTGCCGGCGGTGGTCGTCGCCACCCGCACCTCGTTCTTCCACGAAAGGCCGGCGACGGCGTCGTCGACGTAGTTCTTGTTGGCTGCGTCGGTGCCGGCAGTTGGCGTCGCAAGGCCGGTGATCTTCTGGCTGTTGAGGCTGACCGATCCGGTCGGCGCCGCCATCTGGTCGAGGCGGCTGGTGCGCACCTGCGTGTCGAAGTCGCTGATCGTGCTCGCCGCCTGCGTGCCGGTATGATTGGCGCGCGCCAGCGGGTTGGTCGTCAACGCCGTATTGGCGATGGTGCCGTCGGTCAGCTTGGCCGCGTCGACCGGGCGCCAGGCGCTGCCGTTCCAGACATAGGCCGCATGCGTGACCGTGTCCTGGTAGATCTGGCCCTCGACCGGCGAGCCGGGCGCGCTGGCCAGGTTCTGGATCCGCGCGTTCTGCAGTTCCTGCTTGGTCAGATCGATGGGGGTTAGGAATTTCTGCGCCATGGCGGTGGCTCCTTAGTTGAGATAGGCATTGCCGCTGAACGCGGCGGAAAACTCGATCGAGACGACGTCCGGCGAGACGTAGGTCACGGCGCCGATGACCACCGACCCGGCGGAATCGACGACGGTCACCGACGGGTAGCGGTTGAGGTTGTGGGTGATGTTCCAGGTGGCCGCGGGAACCATCTGCGCATGGACGTAGTTGGCGCCCGAGAGTCCGGGGTCGCCCTGCGGACCAGCCGGCCCTTGCGCGCCCTGGGCCCCGGTTGGTCCCTGTTCGGTGACCTCGACGAGATCGAGCGCGGGGTTGACGATCTCGACCGTCTCCGATGGCCCGGGCGTTTCGATGACCAGATACTCGGCCGTCGCGATCTCAATGACTTCGCTCACGGCTCGCCTTCCTCGATCAGGCCGATGCGCCCGCGCAGCAGCAGCGACTCCGCGCCGCCCGAGTCGGTGAAATAGAGGCGATAGGCGCCGCGCTGCAGCGTCATTGCGGTCTGTTCATCGTCGAGATCGATGGCGATCGTGCCGAGGATGCCGCCGAGGGCAATCTCGCCGGTGATGTCGGAGACCTCGAAGGGGACGACGGGCGGGTCTTCTGGAACCGCCAGCGTGTCGTAGATCACCATGCGGGCGTGGCAGCCGGTCAGGTCGACCGGGTCACGATTCGCACCGGCGCGCCGGGTCAGGGTGAACGACCAGGGCAGGCCCTTGACGATGCTGTATTTCCCGACGAGGTCGAAGCGGGCGCCGAGGGCGGACATCAGCAGTCCTCCACGCCGGGCGTCACGGTATTGACAGCGAAGGCCAGCGGCAGGTAGCCGAAGCTGTCGGTGAACAGCGGCACCGGGCCGTCAATGGCGCGCACCAGACCGATGGCGCCAGGGCATTTCCAGCCGTCGAGGGCGGCGATCGCCTCCTTGAGCAGCGGGCTGGCGGCCTCGCGCAGCGCGGTCGTTCCGACGTTCTGGCGCGCGTTCTTGACGACGACGATAACCAGCCAGGTCTCGCGCCACAGGCTGTCGCTGCCGCCGTCGTCGGACAGCGGACGGTAGCTGTGCAGCACCAGGTGCAGCGCCGGGGTGATTTGCGACTTCTCGCGCACGCCGGCCAGGTCGGCGGCGGTGAATACGTTGTCGCCGGCCGCCGGGCAGGCTGCCTTGAGGCGGGCTTCGAGCAGGGGGCCGGATTCGAGCAGGGGCATGTCAGTAATCCAGGTCCGGCCCGAAAATCCGCGCCGGAGCGCGGACGGCTATGACGCCAGCGGATTCCGCGGCCGGCGGCGGCTCGGGCAGGCCAAGCGAGGTTTTGCCGGACGCCAGGTCGCGCAGCAGTGCAACCGCCCGCTCGTAACGCAGCTTCACGACATCCGTAACGGCATCGGTATAGAGGTTGAACCGGGCCAGATCGCAGGCGATGCGCGTCAGCAGTAGCGGCACGGTGGGTAGGGGGAGCTGGTAGCGCCCGGCCAGCGCCGCGTCGATTTCGGCGTCGGCATCGGCCAGCGCCCGCGCCAGCAGCGCCGGGTCGATCTGGCCGGAGCCGTCGGTGTCGGCCACCTGACCTATCTCCAGTTCGCCGAAGCGGGCCAGAAGATCGGCCGGGGTGGCGTAGGGCATGGCTTACGCGGACTTCTTGGCCGCGCCGGAGGCGAGCAAAACCGCCGCCGTTTCGGCGTTGACCGCGAAGGTCGCGCCGGGCGCCACATCCTCGCCATCGTGCCGGATCGGCTCGATGGCTTCGAGGGTGAC